AACATCATAAAAATATCATAGTAAGAACGATAAAAATTAAAAGCTTTCCTTTTTTTCAATAAATCTTTCATAATGGTGTATATTAAAAAACCCCCGTCAAAATAAAAAGGGTCTCCATCCTTTCATTCCAACGAGGGCACTTTATAAAATATCTTTCGGTGGGAGACCTATATACAATATATACCATAAACAAATTGAAAAATCCACTAGCTTAGAAAAAATTTATAAAAAAAAATTTTTATAGAATTTATCTATGGTTGAAACTTTTCACAACAAGGATATATTTATAAATAAAGGAAAATGAGAAAGACAATAATTGCCTACATCCTAAGTTGTATAGAAGAGATTGAAGACAACCAAGAACTTGGGATGGAAGTCAGACTTCTTCATGATAAGTTATTCGAGGAAATCGAAAGAAAACCCGATGATTTGTTAAATGTATTATTTTTATATACCATAGTTTTTGAATATGATTATCAATTAGGTTTAGAAATAAGAAATCTCTATAAAGAAATTAAATATTTTTTTGATGAATATCAGACTAATCCTTGAGGAAATAGCAACAAAAGGTTCAATCTACGATGAGATTTTAAATAACCTACTGACCCCCAACCTACACCTCAAACCTGAATTGATATCGGAGTTAGCAATTTCATTTTTAGAGAATGAGAACAAAGTTAACGAGGTAATCAAACAGAATTACTTTCTATATTACTTCATAAGAGCAGCCAAAAACAATGTAGCCTCCAATACCAGTCCATTCCACAAGAATGTTAGAATAAAAGACAACATGTTCATAGACAACATAGACATAGAAGATTTGACCGACATTGAAATCAAATTAGAAAAAGAAGAGAAGTATAAGCTCATAGATAGAAACTATGTTAAAATAAAGAAAACCCACTTCCAAGATGTTTTATGGACCCAATATTTTATAGAGGGGAAGACACATAGACAGATTGGAAAAGAACAACAGATCAGTCACTGTCTAAGTTTCCACGAGATCAGAAAAATTAAAGAAGAATTATTAGAAAAGATCATAGAGGATTTGACCAAATCCAACTAAAATCGTATATTTGTTGTATAACTTTAAAACGACAACAAAATGTGTATTATCGACAACTTTATGGAAGATCATATCTTCTATCTTCGCCTAAAACAAGAACATGAACACAGAATGTGGTGTGAATTCATGGAACAAAAGGAAGCAGAGGAACAAGCCTATGAGATCATGGCAAAACAATACTTCAAAGATCTCGAAGAATCAGAACAAGAATTAGAAACAGTTTAAAACCGACAACAATGGCACAATCAAAAGAAAGACAAATCGCAACACAATCAAATTTAAAACTTGTAGTAGAGTATATGAACTCTTGTGACAAGTGTTTAAGTCTAGTAGAGATAGTTCAGATAACCACAGTATTAAATGATTTCGTGGAGAATGGATACTCAAAAGATTTAAAAGATCGTTTTGAAAAAATTGATCAGTTAGTATTTAACAAAAAGCCATTATAGATATATTTATATCGTATTGGCATACACAGGGAGGGGTTGTAGTTTATTTCCTATTTTGTTGTCGTATCAAACTCCCCCTCCCTTTATCTTTAAAAACGCAGATTTGTTTGTTATATTTAAATAAAACAACAACAAATGATTACTAAAGCGTTATATGACAAACTTCACAACTTAGCAACAAGACAAAGATTTCAGAAAGAAGATGCTGAAGAACTTCAGGCTGCAATCCAAATGTTTATCAATCCAAGATATTCAGTTTGTTTAAAATGTTCACAACAATTGAAACATGGTCAAAGAATTATTATGAACTATCTAAGTACAGTTCAAGTAATTGAAGACCTTCCTGAAGTTATGGAAGAATCTGTTTTAGAAATGGCACCACTACCTGAACCAGATGTTGATATCGTGGAAGCAGACAAAGTTGGATGTACTAAATGTTCAAGAAAGAAAAGAAATAAGTCATGAGTCTTTCAGCAAAACATAAAGCTTTCTGTGATGAGTACCTTGCTAATGGTATGAATGCCACTCAGGCTTACAAATCTGTCTACAAAGTAACTGATAAAGTAGCAGGTCCGAGTGGGGATAGATTGCTCAAAAATGTTAAAATTGAAGAATACCTTCACGAACAACAACAAAAGACATCAGAACGACTACAAATCACTAAAGAAGAACTATTAAGGGACCTACAAGAGATTAAAGATAGAAACAAAGGGGTAAGAGATCAAACTGCAATGAAAGCAATTGAAATCATAAATAAAATGAGTGGCTTTGATGCCCCTGTAAAATCAGAGATCACCATTTCAGAACAACCCCTTTTACCCGATGACGAAGATTGAATACGATGATTATCACTTATTGATGAGTTATGATCCATGTGAAATATTTGAATTTTACGAAGTTGTAACCTTACACGGTCTAAACTACTACAATTGTATTTTCCACGAAGATGAAGATACATTTATGGATGGATGGTGTAATCTCATACCTGGTTCAAATAACAAATACTATGTGTTTATAAACCTATCGTCTTGTACAGATGATATTGAAACATTTTCCCTTCTAATGCACGAGTTCACCCACCTCAGTTTTGACCTACATGGAAGAAATATAGATTTTGAGGAAGAAATAATTACATGGGCAGAGAAGGAAGCAAAGAAAATACTACCAGTAGTAAAAGATGAATTACAGACAAACGACAGCACTAAAGAAGATACGATCTCTAAAGAACAGGATTAAAGTCATACAGGGTGGGTCATCTGCAGGAAAAACGATATCCATCCTGATTCTTTTAATTGACAAGTGTATAAAGACACCTGGTCTTGAAGTATCCGTAGTTTCAGAATCAATTCCCCATTTGCGTCGTGGTTGTGTTAAGGACTTTTTAAAGATCATGAAGGATACAGGTAGATTTATTCCTTCAAACTACAACAAAACCCTTCTTAGATACGAATTTACCAATGGATCTTACATTGAATTCTTCTCAGCTGACAGTGAAGAAAAACTAAGAGGGGGTAGAAGACAAATCCTTTACATAAATGAGTGTAATGCAATCCATTACGAGTCATATCTACAGTTAGCAATTCGTACAAGTGCAGATATCTACCTTGACTATAACCCATCTTCAAAGTTTTGGGTCCATACAGAAGTAATTGGTCAACCTGATACAGATTTTATTATTGTAAATTACAACGACAATGAGGGATTACCTGATGAGGTTGTGTCGATGTTAGAATCAAACAGAGAAAAAGCAAAGACTTCAACCTATTGGGAGAATTGGTGTAGGGTATATCTTGATGGAGAGATTGGTCAAATAGAAGGTACGATCTACACAGACTTCGAAATAGTAGATAAGATCCCCGAAGATGCAAGACTACTTGGTCATGGGATTGACTTTGGATACTCAAATGATCCTTGTGCTGTCATTGCTCTCTACAAGTGGAACGAAGATATCATTATTGATGAGATCGTTTATCAGACGGGACTTTTAAACTCAGAACTTTCAAGGATGTTAAAAGATGGTAAGGTAGAAGGTGAGATATTCTGTGACTCAGCTGAACCAAAGTCCATTCAAGAACTCAGAAGAATGGGACACAATACCAAAGCTGTTGAGAAAGGAAAAGACAGTGTAAACTATGGTATTCAAATCCTTCAACAAAAACACATGTATGTTACAAGAAGATCAAGAAACCTATTAGATGAATTTTCAAAGTACATGTGGAAAAAGAATAGAGATGGAGGTTATGAGAAAACCCCCATTGATGCACATAACCACGCCTGTGATGCTTTAAGATACATCGCCATGTCCAAGTTAGGGGCAAGAAAAGAAAACATCTCAGTTCCAAGAGTTAACTTTTTTAACGGTTGAAAACGATAAGAACATAAATATATTTATTAAAAAAAAACAAAATGATTGACATAAACATTGAACTTGATGATGAAACTAAGCTTTATCAGTTCCCAACAAATTGGTCAGAAGTAACTGTAGAACAATTCCAAAGACTTTATAGTATCGATAAGAATGTTCATACGGGGATGTTTTTCTCATTTGAGGTACTTCACCAATTGACAGGAATTGAAAGAGAAATTATCGAACAAATTGACTACGAAAGTTATGTGGATTTAGTCAAAGAATTAAAGTTCATTTACGAACCAATTGAAGACAAGAAGTCAGAATCAGTAATAATCAATGGTGAAGAGTATTTTCTTTATACAGAGTTCAATAAATACACAGCAGGTGAGATAATCTCTCTTGAGA